GACCTAGCAAAGGCAGGACTCACATCGTTGTTGTCTGGTGGTGCTTTAGTGTTGACACAAGCACAGATAGCAAAAGCGATGACCGATAAGAATGCTGTTGATGCACTGGCTAAGCTGTCTAAGTACAGTGGGCGTAAAGCTTTAGGCGGTGCGTTTTCTAAGACGATACTGCAACCATTATATGATGCAGGAGTGTTTGACCTACAATCATTCTCAGAAACGACACAGCAACAGCAGCCACCACCTAACGTACCGTTTACCGTTAGCGGTGGTAGTCCTCTTAATTACGACTTCTCACAATAAAAAAAGCCCCTCACTTGGAGGGGCATATCACCGGAGAGTGAAACTATTCAAATATCTGGTGGACATCTCCCCACATAACTTTAAAAAATGGGATGTTCACTATCCACCCATCAAAGAAGAACACTTCTGCTTCATCAATGTCAGACTCTTGAGTCCATCCCAGGATTGGCTGACTATCAACAGTTTCTATTGACAGCCCGAATACATTATGAAAACGAAAACTAAAGGCTGTTCCTATCTTCATACTGCCCATCCCCAATCTCCTTCCAAGCCATGTGCGTTGTAGTCTGTGACACGCTTCTCAAAGAAATTAGAAATGCTACTACCTCCCAACAACTCCTCCATCCACGGTAGAGGGTTCTCTTTAACCTTCCAGTTCGTCTTAAGACCAAGTTGCAGTAGTCGTCTGTCTGCGAGGTAGCGAATGTACTGCTTGACATCTGCCGCCGACAAACCTTCCAAGTCACCCATCTCATACGCCAAATCAATAACCTTGTCTTCAAGTTTGACTGCAGCACGAAACATTTCGTATATATTTTTCTTAAACTCATCGTTCACAATCCGTGGATGCTCATCACAGAACTCCCTAAATAACTTAGCCATACCTTCCGCATGTTGTGATTCATCTCGTACAGACCATTCCACCACTGTACACATACCTGGCATCTTACCATGACGTTGATAGTTGAGGAGCATAGCAAAGGCACTAAACAATGACATCCCTTCATTCAGCACTGATCTAGCGATAGCTAGTGCTGTTCCTGAAACACTATTTGTGTCAATATCGGACATGAACTCCAGTTTTGCAGCCATCTGTTGATATTCTAAGAATGCTTGGAACTCCTCTTCAGGAAGTCCAAGAGTGTCATTGAGCAAGGCATATGCTCGTTGGTGGATGAACTCACGACTAGCAAAGGCTGTGAGCATGGCTCTAATCTCATTGTTCTTGAACTTGGGAATGTAATACTCAAGATAGTTTGTTCCCACTGCCACGTCTGTTTGCGTAAATAACCGCAGGATTTGGGTGATATGGTTTTTCTCTGATTGCGATAAGACATCTGACTTCCAATGGTTTACATCGGTTTGTAGCTCAAGCTCATCCTCAATCCAGTGAATGCGCTCATGCTCAGTAGCATAAGTCACAGCCCAGGGATACTTGAATGGCTTGTATGTTGTGTTACTCTCCAGTAGTGACATTTAGTTCTCCAACTCTGATTGGTTTTGGTATATAACATTCATTAAATTATTGTTGTGGTATGCAAGTCGTTTAACTTCTGATTGTAGTGTAATAATTGTATCAAAGCAATCGTTAAGGATTCTTTTGTTGAACGGATCAGAATCTTTAATCAACTGCAATCGTTTAAGAATTGTTTCTGTTTCTTTCAAGGACTCTTAACTCCAACTCTAGGCCAATGATCTTAGCGTGTAGATCTCTAGCCTTGTCCCACTTCTTCTTGCACTGAGCCTTCAGTAGCTTCAGATACACCTTCTTGATTTTGGTGTTTAAACTCATATCCCTCCTCCTGATTCATAGCCATCTCAAGCAACCGCCTAAGCCCCACCTCAACTAACAGTCTTGTAGCCTCTGGGTTTGTATCGACAACCAGTGTTGCAGAACCATCTTCATGCTCTACGCAGTCTTTGACGTTAATTGTTCCTGTTTTTTCCATTAGTCATTATCCTCAGTATGCTGAGTATTTTGCAGCCACTCCTTGTATTCAGAAGGAACCATATAATACTCTAACACAGTCTGTAAGGCTCTCATCATCACTTCATCATCATGCTCACGACAGAGGTCATACGAGCCTTTCAAATCCTGTAAAACAATGTTGCTGATTGTGTCGTCAGATAATTCCACCTTCATGTGGTAATCGTTGTGATCTCCACTCATTAGTTTATCTCCTGCTCAATTTGCATAGTATATCTATGCATATCCCTATCCTTGACAACTCACACAGACATCATCGTCTTGAAAGTCCTTCAGCGCATTCCTATCTACTTTCGTTCCAACCTTCTCTGCTGTAACGCCCGAAGTTGTGCGCAAGTAGTATAAGCCTTTAAGTCCTTCTTTCCAAGCCTTGAGATGGACTTGATTAACGATAGCTTTGTCCGTGCCTGATGGAAAGAATACGTTGACGCTCTGACCTTGGCAGATAAACTCCTGTCGTTTTGCTGAGTGTTCCACCACCCAGTTCTGATCCAGTTCAAACGCCGTTTTAAATACAGCCCTCTCGTCATCCGATAACCACTCCAAGTGCTGTACAGAGCCTTCATTCTCAAGAATGCTTTTCCATGTCGCTTTCGTGTTCTTACCATGCTCATCTAACACTGCCTCCAAGTACGGATTACGCACTGTATGACTTCCTGCCCTCGTCCGATGCACGTAGCAATTACTAATACGAGGCTCAATAGAGGCAGAGCAACCGCATATGATGCTACTGTTAGCGTTAGGAGCGATAGCCAGAAGATGCATATTTCTAACACCCGTACCCCTACCATCAGGACATTCACCAAACTCTGTTGCCAATTGATATGTCGCATCTGTAGCTTGCTCTTTAATGTCTTTGAAGATGCTGTAGTTTGCACTAGCTGCTTGCCATGATTCCCAGGCTATGCCTTTGGATTGAAGGTAGCCGTGGAAGCCCATTGCTCCAAGGCCGATGCTACGTTCTCTGTATGCTGAGTAAACAGCTTTTGATAATTGTTCTGGTGCGTTGTCAATAAAGTATTGAAGCACGTTGTCCAAGAATCGGATAAGGTCTGCAACCATTCCGCTTGATTTCCATTCGTCCCACTTTTCAAGGTTGACTGAGGAGAGGCAACAGACTGCTGTGCGGTCTTCACTTGTTGCGAGATGGATTTCGTTGCAGAGGTTAGAGCCATTAATTGACAGTCCAAGTTGCTTCTGAGCTTCTGGTAAGCCTCGTCTGGCTGTGTCGATAAAGTTAAGGTAAGGGCTACCAGTTCTGAAGCGAGCTTCAAGGATTCGCTGCCATAGTTTGCGAGCTTGGATTGTATTTCTGACAATTCCTGTATTCGGGTCTGTAAGATTGAATTCTGATCCATTGATCACGGCCTCCATAAATTCGTCTGTGATGTTCACAGCATTAAATAAATTAAAGCACTTACGATTGATGTCACCACCTGTAGGCACTTTAAATGATACAAATTCTTCAATGTCTGGATGAGATACATCCATGTAGGCAGCATAACTACCTTTTCTTGTCTTTCCTTGTTTGTACGCAGTCATCTGACTGTCCACTACTTTCAGGAATGGGATTGGGCCTGGTGCTTTGTCGCTGATCCCTCTCACGTCTGACCAATGCCCACCCACACCTCCGCCCTTTACGGAAAGCCATGCTACTTCACCATTATGCTCAATAAGGCTATCAAGATTGTCGCCCACATAAGTAAGGAAACAACTAATAGGCAAGCCCCTATTGCCTCTGTCATGTTCAGGTGCGTTCGACAACACAGGCGACGCAAACATAAACCAACCTTTTGAAGCGTAGTCGTAAATACGCTGTGCAAACTCAAGGTCACCATAGCAATAAGCCACTGCAGCACGTGCAAAGGCTTCTTGAGGAGATTCTTCATGCTCAAGCATATAGTAGTCACGCATGAGTGTAATTGCTTGTTCACTAAGGCGAGAGTCTCTTTCAACATCAATCGTTATCCCAAGGTGTGTCTTCATCAAATTCTCCGGCTAAGTCTTGGTAGTTGTTTTCTATAAGATCAGAAAATCTATTCACTATATCTTCTGATGTAAGTTCAAGACGTTCTATCAGAAGCGTCTCGTCCAACTGCATCAATCTTTCTTTAAGCTCTTCTAGCGTTATCATTGCCGATGCGAACCTACTATTTTACACGATAGAGATGAGCTTGTCAAGATAATGTTTAGCTTTTTTCAAATCTTCAACACCGCCCTTGTCTTCCCATCTCGCCATATATTTAATGACGTTGCCCCAGATATACCCCTTGAATGCCTCTTCAGACATCCAAGCCTCCATTGCCTCCCAGGGCTGCACAGACTTTGATGTGTAGTGATTACCACCCACCTGCACATCATCAGTCATTGTTGCTCTTTCCCTTGTAGTAGATGCCCATGTCACCTTTAAGATCAAAAGAATAACCCCATGTGGCTTCAATCTGCTTAACGACATCATCAATCAATTCAGACCAATGTACGTCATCATTATATTCACAACGAATAATCTGTTCCTTGCCATGACCACGTAGTTCAAAGGTCATGTAAATCTTGTCTTCATCGTCAAATGGATTCATTTCTTCCTTTCCTCTTTTGTTTTTACATCATGACAGGTTTTGCACAGCACCTGTAAATTGTCTTCTTCACAGAAAAGTCGTTTGACAAATCCTGGAAGATCAGAATACTTTGTTAAGCTACCTGCGGGTGTGATGTGATCAACATTAACTTCTGTTGATTTATACAGCTTGTGACATTGAGCACATTCATACACCCACTTGGTACGCTTATCCTTCCCTGAATAAGGCTTCCTTGCCTTGTCCATCACCTGGTAACGGACAGGGTATTTAGTCCAAGCACGTCTGAGGGAAGAAC